GGCAACGGCTACGGCGACGGCGACGGCTACAGCGACGGCTACTGAAGTCCGATTACAGGGAACAATGCATGACCATCCATCTCGACACCATCCTCACCATCAGCAAGAGCTTGTCCATCAAGCGCGAGAAAGACCAGGCCGATGCCGAAGTCACGCGCGCGCACCTGAAGTTCAGCGATCTGTTCGTCACACGCGAGCAGGTCAATGCCCTCTGCGGTATGCGCCCCGGCTGGGCAGAGACCGCGTTCTTCGACGAGCTGGGCGCGCCGTTTGGCGACTGGTCGCTGGTGTTGCATAAGGCGAGCTGGTCACTAGCCGGCACCATCAACGCACCGGACGGCGAAGGACTGCGGTTCACCGGGGCCACGCTCGATGGCCTCGAACTGACCATGACCAAGCTCGGCGCAGTCGCTTCCGGGCAGATTACTTGGCTGGTGGCAGACGATGAGGCCGGCGATGCCGAGCCGCTGCTCGGACGCCAGTGCCGGGCAGAATGGCATCTGACCGATGGCGGGCAGGCCGACATGCTCAAGGACAAGGCCGCGTGACCTGCAAAGTTGTCAACCAGCCTGGCGGCGGCGCGGCAATCGTCTGCAGCCGCGGGCGCAGGCCGAAACAGAAGTGCATCGCCTGCAACGCGGAGGCGCCGCTGTTGTGCGACTGGCCCGTCGGCGATGGCAAGACGTGCGACGCGCCGATCTGCCGACGGCATGCCGTGCATGTCGGGCCGGACCGGGATTATTGCCCGGAACATGCGCGCAAGAGTGGGCAATCGGAGGCGGCGTGAAGGTCATCGGACAATACAGCGCGTCGGGCGAGTTTTGTGCGTATACCGCGCCCCTCGAAGTTTTTCGGTTTGGCGACACGTTGCGCGATGCAGATGGCTTATTGGTGGCGGTCATTGACGAGTATGGAGACTGGGTGTCCGCGAGCATGCGTCGCATCGCCTTAAAAAGCCGCATGGAGATTGTGGAATGATCTCCAGCCACAACGTTCCGCTGGAGATAATGTCCCAGCATGTTGCGATTTCGAAACCGCCTCGCTTCACCAAGATATCTGCCGAAGGCAAGCGCCTGCCCGCCGACGCGCAGCACTGGGAGGCCGTGGTCGATCAGCGCACGGGCCTCATGTGGACCGTCGCCGAGAAGAAGGTCACGAGCCACGCGAAAGCCGAGGCGGCGGTCAAGAAGATGACGGCTGCCGGCCACAAGGACTGGCGGCTGCCGACCGTCGAAGAACTCTTCGCGCTCGCCGACCGCATACGCATGAGCCCGGCGATAGACACCGACTACTTCCCCGACTGCAAGTCGGATTGGTACTGGACCGCGACGCCATACGCCGGAGCGCCTGCCGAGTGTGCGTGGGGCGTCGGCTTCTACTACGGCGGCAGCGCGTACTGCTACTACCGTGACGACTACGGTTTCGTCCGCGCGGTGCGCGGCGGTCAGTTCTAGGCCATTTGGCATAGGCCGATGATCGGCGCAGCGCAGAACAGAGGGATTGGTAACTTCCGGCATGGGCACGCACGGCACGTCGGGCCACGATCACCGACCTACCGAACGTGGGAAATGATGCGGTCGCGTTGCCGTAACCATGACGATGTCCACTATCAGGAATACGGTGGTCGCGGCATCACAGTCTGCGACCGCTGGCAATCCTTCGAAGCATTCCTGGCAGATATGGGCGAACGCCCTGCCGGAATGACGCTCGATCGTATCGACAATGATGGTAACTACGAGCCAGGTAACTGCCGATGGGCAAGCGCGAAGGACCAGGCCAGAAACCGACGCGACAATCGCATTATCGAATTCCGCGGTCGTACACAATCACTCGCGACCTGGTGCGACGAGCTGCATCTCGATTACCACGTTGTCCACTATCGACTGAAGAAGAACTATCCACTGGAGATCGCTTTCGGTCTTGAGCCGCGGACCGGCCGCCGGCTCGTTCCGTCACAGAATCGCCTCACCCCGGCCGTAGTTGCAGAGATCCGCGCTCTGCGCGGCAAGATCCCGCAGCGCGAGCTGGCCAGGAAGTTTGGTGTTGCGCCGTCATCGATCAACCGCGTTCAGACCAAAGATCTTCCAGAGAACGCGCCATGAGCTATGCCGGGCACTTCTCCCACGCCGCGAGCGGACGGCTGCACCAGCGCATCCACCGCGAGTTCCCATGGCTTCGCCGTGCGCTCCTCCGGCGCGAGTTCGATCCCCGCATCGAGGGCCGGCAGGTTCTGATCCGACGCGCCACGCCGGCGAAGAGGCCGAAATGACAACCGTGGCGACCATGTCGGAGGAACAACGCGCGATGATTGAATGGGCGCGCCAACGTCAACCGTGCGGATTGGCGCAGGGGCGGTAGACGCCAACCACCCCGCCACCACACCAATGCCGACGGCCGATCTCGCCCCTGATCGCGATACAGGCGGCCGTCCGGTCAGCCGGTGAACGCCTTCAGCCCCGCCGCAAGCGCCCGCTGCTCGAACGCTTCGCACAGCGCCATCATCGCATGGTAATTGTCGCTGGCATGAGCCGCGGCCAGATCGGCGTCGATACTGCCGACGTGCCCGCCGCCATCGTGGATGCGTGCTACCAGGGATTTGTGCGTTTTCTTAGGCAGCTTATTCTTCTTGCGTCCGCAGTCGATACAATATGCATGCAGCCCGTCCTTCGCTTGCCGGCGCAACCAGTAGTGTGTGCGCGCCTTGAACAGGCCACAGCAAGGACAGCGCTTGAGTGCCGCGCCGCTGCGGTTGAGATCAATGCGCGCCGGCCGGGCCAAACCTAACACTCCAACTGTCTGAGCTTCTGCGCGCGGGTCATCTTCGGTGCGCGCTTGCCCTCATCCGTGGCCCACAGATACCAGTTGTCACACGCCGAGCGCGACTCGTAGAGGATCGGGATGGTAATCTCAGCCGGTCGCGACCAGGTACGTGTGGTGGAGATCGCCTTGCTGCCGAAGCTGCGGATCTGCTTCTCCTGCACGGCCGTCAGGTTGGCGTAATAGGTGACCGTGGCCAGCGTCTCCGGATTCTTGCAGCCCACGTAGAGACGCGAGTGTGGCGACATCTTGCGGAATTCCAGCCGCAGCTCACCGCCAGGCGGGCAGGCATAGTAGAAATCGTCCAGCGCATCGGCCTTCACACCCCGGCCGATGGACAGGCCGATCAGGAGCAGACTGGCGCAGAGCAGAAGATAGCGTGGGATAGTCATGGCTTGCCTCCAAAGGTCAGGCCGAACAGCAACCAGTTGACGCCGCGATTGGGATCCTTGAATCCGCCGTTGCTGGCATGACGAAGCTGGATGCGCAGCGGTCCGATGTCGAGGCCGGCCGAGAGACTGAAGTTGACCTCGGAAGGCAGCAATTCCTCGACCCGATTCCCGTTCGAGCGCACCATCAGTCCCAACCCGGCGAACAGGTCCAGCGGCAGAATCTCGCCGAAGCGCACGATACGTTGTGCGGACAGATAATCAATCGTCCCCACATCAAAATGCGTGTTCTCAGCCATGCGCCCGACGCTGATATCCCAATGTCTGTCATCGAGCAGTAGCGAGGCCTCGTAGGCCATCGAGCTTGTGTTGTTGTCAGTAAAGCGCAGGGTATCGAGCGCCCAGGAACCCGCCTGCACGGCTACCTCGGCAGCGCCGACTTGCATGGAGCAGAGTGCAGTGAGACACAAGATCAATCGTTTTATGACAACACCTCGTAACAGTCGCAGCCGAAGCCATCCATGGCCTTCTCCAGCATCTTCAGGCAGTCGATGCGGCGGCGGTAACTTTCTCCGCCATTGGCAAGCTTGTGACCGTTCGCGGCGACAATTTTCCAACGCCATTCGCCTTTTCGGTCGCGGTAGAGATAGGCTTTCGGTTTGGCTTTCATCAGTAACTCCACACGGTCGGACGCGAGCCATCCGTAACAGTATCCAGATGGATGAACCGCGATGGTCCTTTCTGCTGAATGCCGATACCTTTGAAACCCAGCTCAAGCGCAATCTGCAGTAGAAAGTGAGCCTGTGCGCCGCGCACAGCAATATCTGCAGCCTTGCCAGTGGTATGCGGCCCTACACGTCCTGTAGTGCTGACAGCCTCATTATGTGCCGGACAGCGATAGCCGGAAGTAATCACCATCGGAAACGCTAGGATATCGCGTAGATGATCAAGCAACTCTACAAATGCGTCATCCATTGCCTCCGTCTGACAGCATTTGCATAGAAACTCGGCGCGTTTGAAATGCTTGACGTGATCCCATTTCATGAGATTGATTCTACACGCGATACAGCGCCGGCAGCGGGTGCAATAGGCGCATCTAGCCGCCGTTGCCACGGGCCGCTGCGATGGCCGCATCCAGCTCCGCGAGCTTGGCCGCGGCATCGGCTCGCAGAGCCTCCAGATCGGCGACGCTGAACTCACGGCCCTCCGCCCTGGCCGCCGCAATGGCCGCCGACAGGCGCGTCCACGACAGGCCCATGTTGGCGACTAGCTGCAGCAGTGAATTGATCGTTGCGACCAGTGTCAGTGCGTTCATGGGGCCTCCTTAAGTTCGGTTTCGATGGCGGTCAGCAGAGCGATCACCGCGGCAAGCTGATCCTGCCCCTGCGGCGTCTCGCCAGCCGCCAGCGATTGAGCAGCGAGTTCAGCCCCGGCCTGCGCCTGGTGCAGCCGGCCGCTGATGCGTGCGGCCTGATCTGTTGAGATCGCGCCCATCTCGAAACGCTGGGTTGTGGTTTCGGCGATGGCCGCAATGCTCACGTACACGCCGCCCAAAGCCTCGGCCGGCGTCTGTGGCTGGAACAGCGTGCAGCCGTTGATGATCAGCAGGCAGATGACCCACTGCAGCGCCAATGCGCGTCGAATGTGTCTCATGGCGACTTCCTCGATCCGATAACTTCAGCCGCCGTGTTGCCGGCGATGCCGGACAGGTAGGCTGCCAGCGGTGTCAGTTCGCCCTGCCAGTAGGCCAGCCCGACGAGCGCGCCGGTGCCGACGAGTGAGAGCAGCGTCTGTGCCCAGTTCTTCGTCCAGTAGCCGACTGCAGAAAAGGCGTCGCCGCCATCGGCCTGCGCCTGAATGAACTGCTTTAGCTGATGCGTCAACATACCGGCCGCAGCCAGCGCGAGTGAGAGCGGAATTGCGGTGTCCATGATGATCTCCTTGTCAGGGTGCCTATCTCAGTGAATTAAACAGCCTCAACATACCAGCGACTGGCGTAATTAGCGCCGTCAATTGGCTGGCCAAGGATATCGCCGTAGGTCGCGCGAAAAACACCGCCGACCGCGATATTGATATTTGCGCTCGTCGAACACAGCAGACGGTTTGCCGCCGTCCCCGTGCCAGCCGCGTGACTCAGAACCAAAGTGCTGCCGGTGAGGTTGTGGCCGTACACGACCCGTCCAGTGCGACCGCCAGTCATACTTGTAAGTACCGGCGTCGATGTGCTGGTGATCTGCAAAATGCCTGCCGGCCCATCGGCCGCAAACAGAGTCGTGAGATCATTCGTCGTCCCCGTCACGGCCGCTGCTTTGACTGCTTTGTTCGGCGCGCACAGGTGATCGTAGTAGGACGTGTACACGGGTCGGGCCGCGTATGAGTCTTCGGCTTGTATGCCGCCGAAGCTGTAATAACCCAAATCCAGATTGTTAGACGCCGCCGGGATCGTGATGCCGTTCATCTCATCAACGAGCAACGCAGCCGCGCCATTTAGTTCATTCAGACTTACATTTTTGACTGTGATGTTAAAAACATGTACTTCTGTGTTGCGAATTCTCACAGCGGCCGTCAACGCGGGTTGCGACGAGAGGTTGTAGCCGGTCAATCCATCTATGGTGATGTTGTTGGTTAGTCCTATGCCGCTACCGCCAATCACAACTCCGTAAGCAACTCCCTCGAAATGGCAGTCACGAATATCGGCGTTGTTGCCATGGATTACGAATCCGGCATCGCCAACCGTCGTCGTGTGAGTGTTGACTACTGTGCATTTGTTGATCTGGTAATTGCGGCCGTTAATGCTCATGCCATCGGTCGGCGAGGCATTGGTCAGCACGACATGGACATGGTCTAGCGTAAAGTTTGCGCAGCCATACTCAAACACCACGCCGCGTTCGCAATTGTTTACAATGCAATCTCGGAGGCCGCAGGATTCCTGCGCTGTGTTGGAGTAAACGCCGATAATGTTCGGTACATTGCGGCCGTTGACAGTCAGGTTTTCTAGCCGCGTACCGATTGGCGTTGTTGCGGTCACGCCAATCTGCACCAGTCGATTACCAGTCCCTGTGTACCCGCCATCGTCCGCCCATATTTCACTGCCTGTCGGCGTCGCATCGTTGAAGCTTGTCGAATTCCCAATCACTTTATGGCCCGACGGCAAGATCAGCGGGCCACCAGTGAAAATAATGCGACTGTTAAGCAGCGTAACGACGCCGGGCGTCCCATCCCCAGCCGTCCCTAGTGATCCTAGAAAATTACCGCTCAGTAAATAGCCGGGCGTCGTTACGACACCAGGAGCAATTTCAGGCACAAACAACATACTGCTACGAGTCACGCACAGCGCCGCAGCCGCCTGAAAAGCAGCCAGGTTGTTTGTCGAATAGTCACCGACGACATCGAAGTCCTTTAAGTTGACTATTTTGAAATGATCGCTAATCGCTTTAAGCCTCACTGTCCTTCCCCTTTACGACGTGGCCCGAGCTTGTCGATGTCGTCCACACGCTCATCGAGTCCTTTGACCTGCCCATTGAGCATCGACAAATTCTTGATGACATTCATCTGTCGATCTTCCACCTTCTCCAGTTCTTTGCTGATACGCACGTGAGACTCCCTCAACGGCTCGGCCGTCGATGAAAGGCCATATCGAGCCAGCCCGCCCACCAGCCCCGCGGCTGCTGCGGCGACGGCAAGGACGTTGAGCCAGCTTGGACTCCTGTCCGCCGCTTTTTCAGCGCCAGCAAGTCGAGCCGCGAGATCGGTGAGGAGCGCCTGGAGATCGGCAACCTGTGCGTTAAGTTCTTCGCGGTGTCGGGCGATTTCCCGATCGCGCACCTCGCTGCGGCGAGTGAAGTCGGCCGCGAGCGCGTCGAGCCGCGCTTCGAGCTTGTCGTGGTGATTATTGCCATTGGCCATGCTCCCGCTCCATATCAACGCCCCCGTTTACTACCACGATGCGTGTCGCTGATACGACCTGAATTCTGGCTGGCATAAAACACACGCTTACCAGTCTTTGAGCCGTATTCTTTCTGCATGGCTCGCTTGACCTTTCGTCCTTTGGCTGTCAACGGCATAACACGGGTCCTCTACAGTGTAATCACCAGTCGCGGTCGGTTTGAGGCACCAATGGCACTCGTAAAGCGGATATCAACAAAATCGTATTGTGGAGCAAAGATGAAGTTCATGTAGTCACCACTCGCCCAATCCGCATCGTTCACCATCGCCTGTACCAGAGAGGTCACATTGATGGTCTTGAGCCCCACGGCCGAGGTAATACCAGTCGGTCCGGCGATGGCGGTGGCAATGTAATCATCTGGCTGATTGCCAGCCGTGTTGTCGATACGCGCACCTGCGGCTGTTGGATTCTGCCCATGCACATTCCAGAGTCCAGCGATATTCTCGGTCTGCACGTAGATATAAAGCGTAGCACTGGCAATCGTAGCTGAATTGGCAATACCAACTGAGGGGAAACATGCCGCGCCAAAGGTTTCAAGCCCAGCTCCGCCATTGTCTGTGACTGCGTGATTCGATACATTTGATATATACGTCCCACCTGAGAACTGATGACCGTCATCGTCGGTATCGCTAAGCGTAGTGTCATAGCCAAGCGCCACCGTGGTAGAAGTGAAAGTGTCGCTCACCCCGCCAATGGTCAACACCGTGTTAGTTGCTGTGCCGTTTGTAGCCGCCGAAGTGTGTCGTACTTTGACAGTCTCGCCAACGGCAAACACACCTGGCGCAGAGGTAAATGGATACGAACCGGAGTTATTGAGTTGGTACTCTCCTCCAGTTACCGAGATCGGCACAGCTCGATTGAAGCCTGACGGCGTAATGCTGGCTGAAGTAATTGTCGTAGACAGCGCGACATCCGTCTGATCAGTGAAACTAAACGCCGCAGGCGTCGTATCATCAGCAATCGCCGACACCTCGGCGATGGTTCCTGTAACGGTGAAATCTCCACCTGTGCCGCGATTCGTGTGCCAGTCGGCCCCGGCTTTAACTCCACCCATGTAAAGCTGTGGGGCCGGTAACGCTCCGTAAGAAGTACCATCTGGTCCGAAATCGACATCGCCGCCGTTGTAGAACAGCGCCGGATCAGTGATCAATGACGCTGAAGTTGCTCCTGCCACCATCCAGACCACGCCACACAGACCGACAAAATTACCAGTTCCTGGCGAATTAGCCAGCGTGAACAGGGCGAACGTGTCTATAGCCGAGGCGTCAGCCGTGAAGGCTGCGGTCGTCCATGGCACATCAGCAAACAGGACTCCATTGCGCCATGCTCGAAAGCGGTCAGAAGCTAGGTCCATGGCGATATGCCAGGTAATCAGTTCGTCGATGTAGTCGTGATTTACGCCTGCCTCTGCTACGGAACTGAAATTAATCGGATCTGAACTCAGAGCTGCCGTTACGTCTAAATTAGTGTCTGTTGTTGCAGAAGAAACGCGAGTTACGTACTGGGTATTTGTCGCTTCCCAACCACCCATGAAGGTTCTGTTCAAGCAGTCCCACCGCGCCTTGAAGCAGAGGGTTGCGTACTGAAAATTCGGTAGTACCGCAGCCGCTTTGCTGAGGTAACTCGAACCATCGAGCCGTACCAAGTGATGACTGTAAGGCACCGGCACCGGATAGCCGTTGACAGTGAAATCCCCAATGGACGCACTCGCATTGTTGAACCGGATGAGCGCGGCCGGGGCTCCAATGTCAATCCACGGCGAGCCGGGCATCGTATCTTCAGGGATGCCGGCAGCACTGTAGAGGGTGCGCCGAACGCTCGCCTGCGTCACATCACCGATGTAGGCGGGCCAGAACACCAGGCGATTGAGATTAAAGTCCGAACGGGCGGGGTTCACATTATTCTCTTTCCCCACTTGCACGGTATCAATCGGCAAACCGGAAATCGAGCCAGAGAAATCAATATCATCTGCCAGAGGCCACGCACCGGCATAGACCTGCTGATCTCCCCAATACGCATAAAGAACATTTGCGGTTCTGTCCCCCGCAAACAAGTAAGTACGTACGCCATTTGCGGCTTGAAAGGTATGACCAGAAAACAATAACGCAGCCACCGCAGCATCGCTGGCATTCCGTAGGACCATCCGCCATACGTTTCCACTTGCTGAGTCCAATCGACCTAGGACAAATGCGTTGCTGCCACTCACACTATCAACGAAGCGCAGGAGGTAGCTGGCCAGTGTGTCCTGCACCATCGACTCACGAACGAGCAGAGTGAAGCCGCTGGCATTTGCGAGCGCGCCTGTTGCGCCATTTGATAGATAATCGCCGTCTGCGGTGACAAGGCGGGCGAATTGTTCGGATGCTGCCGCGGCCTGCACGATCCCGGTATGACTAGTACGTAGTCCGAGAATCGTGTCGAATTCATCCGCCAATATATCGGCATGAAGCATCATGTGGCGTAGAGGTGTCTTATTCATACAACCTCACGGCAACGTGGTAAATAGCCAATTTAATGACCATGGCGATTCGCCACCGATAGATGAACGTGCGCGCATTCGCACGGCATATTGAGTCTGCGCCTTAAGCCCCTGCAAGACAAATCCGCGATAGCTGGTGGCCTCATTGATCCAAAACGTTGCGCTTGCAAGGAATACCATTTGATAGACCTGCTTAGCGGGGTCTACATAAGCATCGCCGCCAGGGAACGATACCGAATCCGCAATCCAGTTTATTTCGAACCAGTATGCCCCGTAGGCTCGCGGATAGTTCCATTTCAGTAACGCCTCATGAAACTCGTTGCCATTTGCGTCAGTCTGCTTGCGCTCGGTAATCTGAATGAATGGAATTTGTGGCAGCACAAGCGGATTGGCAAGCGTCGTGCCGGGCTGCTCGTCGGCGTTGTCTGTGCTGTCCTCGTACACGCTGGCGCTGTATTCCCGCAACGATAACCGAACCTCATCAGTGTTCTTGAGTGCAATTTCCTGCACGCGAAACGGCTTCGCCGTCCAGCCGGGGACCTCATGCGTCAATGTCACTACATCGCCCACTTCGCAGCGCAGGGCCTCTGCTATGGCATTGACTTCGACGAAGATGGAATAACGCGACTGGCGCAGCATGAAACGGCCAAGGTCATAGGCCTGCCCTGAACCCGTCACGCCGGGCAGCGAAAGCGTCAGACGGCGCACCTCGTTGTTATCCGCCAGTAGGTAATTGGCGTCCTTGATGATGGTGAAATCCGGCTTGCTGCCCTTCTCTGCGTTGATGAATTCGACATAGACCTCGTTGAAACGATTTTCCAGCGAGTCCAGTTGAATAGACCATTCGCCGGTGAGATTGGTTTCGTTGAGATCGAAAGTGGCTACCTCAGGCTTTTCGATCACCATGCGATACAGGCCGCCGCCATAGACAATCATCCCGCGACAGGTGCGCAGAATGTCCTGTAGATTATCGACCGGATCGGCGGTCGGATCTAGCACGATGTCGCAGCGATACCGATCAGATCTGTTGGCGAATGGCGGCGAGGAAATCGCCTCATCACAATACGAGGCTGCCAGCGCAAAGGAATTCATGTCGATTTCAGAATCAGGGATTGACAGGCCATAGGACGTGCTACGCAGGTAATCGAGCGCAATCAGTGCAGGATTACGACTCGCTGGATAACTGGCGCCGCTACGCGGATCGTAGCAATTGATCCCAAAGACTTTAGCTGTGATAGTCGGAATTCCATCAGCACCATACAGTCCCGGCGTATAGAAACACGTCACCCGCGAGTAGGCCACGCTGCGCAGCCGGTGATCACTCGTCCACTTGCCGTTCAGCGCAGAGTTGTAGGCTTGCGCGCACTCATTCACCAGCCAGCTATCGGCCGTCTGCGTCGTGGTGCCAACGTAGTTTGAAGTGCCTACATAGTGCGTACTGCCAACATGAAAGCGGCTGTCAGTCGATGGAATATCGTTGATATAGATTGGCCCGTAAGCCCATATCTCGCCCTGGCTCCAGGCGATGACTGTCGTCAGAAATTCAGTGTTGCCGTCGATCGCGTATTGATTGCCCCACAGTTCGCCTGTCACCGTCCCACGCGCGCTATGACCAACCTGCCAGACGATAGCGCCTGACAGATGATCGTTGTGGCCGTATACGACTGGCAGCGGTTCGCTGCTCGATCGCACGTTGTACCGCTGGCCCTCTGCACGCAGCCGACGCAATTGACTGCGCTGCTGATGCTCTGAGAATTTCTGGCTGGCAAACGACAGTGCCACCACACCAATTATTTCCAGTGCGGTCAACCCTGCAATTGCACCGCCAGTCGCGACCGCGATCAATGGCACAGCCGCAGCCATCAGCTATGCCTCCATAGCGAGGTTATTGGCAACTGGCTTATTCGGCAGAATCCGACGCCGTGGCCCGGCGATGAACTGAGCGCGTAACGCCCAAGCACGACGTGCGCGCACTCCGGCCACTCGTCAGTCTGCGACAGCAGAATATCACCGCGACAGGGAATCGAACCCGTGCGATTTTCCCAATCTGCTGCGGCCAGCAAGTGCGATGGAACCGCATCAGCCAATAGCGCACGGGCTGTCGTCTCATCGGTATAACGCCCGGCGAACTGTGATGCTAGATCGGACCCACCGATGATATCGGCGGCCTGCGCAGCCAACATGATGCAATCTGTTTCACCCCACACGAAGGGCCGGCCTTTCATGGAATCAGCCCATATGAACAGCCGTTTTTCAGTAGCATCAATCATGGACGCTTGCCATGTCTTTCACGAATGACAGGTCCTAACCTTACTCGATGCCCCTGGCTTCCCCAGATGATGACCTCATCTTCCTCGTGAACGTGCTCAAAGCCTTTATCGCCTGGATAACGGGACTGTTGTACTTCGTCGTTCGTATACAGCGCCCGACGGGTAAAAAGCGGCGAGAACCGTGAGACGATCTCAATGGACGCCGTACAAGTGCCTGATTCCGGGTCGGTGGCAATCACCGGCTTGTCAATGCGCCCACTGATGATAAGACACGGACTGGCTATAACCGTCAGATTGGCATCGAGTGCCGCTTTACGAATGCTCGCCTTGCGTCCGGCGTATTCATAAATCAGCAGCAAGGCAGTCACCGCCTGATCGACGCCGGACAATACAACAGTGCAGGAATTGCGTACCAGCTCCGTCGTCTCGTTGATGTCTGAGAACGAGAGGAAGTGCGAGGCAAGGTAAGTCTGGCCGTTCCACGACAGATTGACTGCCGCATCGGTCAGATAAACCGTTTCAGCATCCAGTTCTATGGTCAGCAGATGACAGAGCGTGCAGGATTCTTTCTGCAGCTCGGTGATCATCGCGCCAGTCATGCCGCGGTCCATCACGGCACCTCGACCAGCGACACATCGAATGCTGGCACCTGGACACACTGATTCCAGTCAGTCGGCACCGTGTCATTGATCAGCGCACAGCGAAAGGCTGGCGAGAGCGTAATATCAGCGAGATTGGCCGGACTGCTGCGCAATGCAGGAAAAAACTCCATCGTGGCCTCGCCACCACTATCGCTCGTCACATCCTCAATGAGCTGATAGACCTTGGTATCGCCTTCGATCTGAAAGAAATCACCCGCCTTGGCTACCGTCTGTGATACGCCCCAGCCGTCCGTGCTGATGCTCTGGCCGGTCTGTCCGGCACCCTGCACATAGGCCGCGCCTACGCCCGTGCCCTGTGTCGCAAACGTCGATCCTGGCGACCAGGTGAATGTGCCCGCAGGCCCCGCCTGTTTCACCAGAAACGCCCACAATGGCGAGAACTGCGCCCGGGTCATGGCCGCATAGCGCAGCTCGATCTGCCACGCATGACCGCCACGTGTACGCGCCTGGCGCTGCAGGCCGTGCGTCACAGAGACAAAGGCAGGCGAGAATGATGTGATGGAGAACTCCGCCCACAGTGGCGAGGTCGGATAGCTCACCGACGTGCCGGCATCGAGAATCAGCCAGTCACCGGCCGCGTTGATCTGCAGCCAGTCCTTTGCCGTATTGAGATAGAGCTTGGTCATACGGTTGGCGCGTACCCGGCACGCGCCTGTGCGCGGCGAATGACATTCGTGATGACCCGCTCATTGGCTGCGATCACAGACGCTGCACTCTGCGGGTCTAGGCTGGTAATAGCGAAATTAATGTTTAGAGTGTTTCCGACCGCAGCTCCGTTCGGCACGATGCGTCCAGACTGGCGTGGCATGAACAGCTCAGGCCCTTCCTCACCGACGAGATAAGGCTGGCCGGCCGTAACCGGACCGCCATGCGCACGCTTCTTTGGCAGCTTTGACAGGTCTATCGTTTCAAGGCCACCAGTAACCAGACCGCTGATCGCGCCACTGATCAAATCTACAAACGGTTGCACGATGGCTTTCTCAACCGCCATGCGCGCGATGCGGTCGAACACATCTGCGAACATATCGCCAATGCTCTTCGTCGTATCAAAGAAAATGTCCGTGATATCGCGCGCGATGCCTTCAGTCGCGTTCTTGATTGATTCGAGCAGCGATTGTGTGCGCGCATCGACTGCTGTAGCCGCCTTGTCCACCTTGCCGATCAGCTCGTCAATAGCCTGCGTCTTGGCTGCCGCAACCTGATCAGGCGATAGCCGTCCTTCTTTCAGCAGCTCGTCAATACGTCGGTAAGCTGCAGCCGCCCTATCAATGGGTTGTTCCAGCGATGCGATGATCCGCGCCGCGTCCTCCACGCTGCGATTCCATGCCTGGCCTGCCTGTGTGGCATCAGCCAATGCCTGCGTTTCAGCGCCAAGAACGCTCCCAAGGCGCTGTATCTCACGCGCGGCTATGTCTGCCGACAAGCCCGACCGCATCAGCTCGTTGACGCGAGCGATATCGACTCGATAATGCTCTAGCGGCGTGCGGGTCTGCTCGGTGATGCGAGCAATGTCATCAGCCGTTTTTTCGGTGATGCGCTTGCGTTCATCGTCATAAGCTCTGATGGCGTCATTAACAGCCTTCATGCTCGCTGCGATGTTGGTTTCGATACCATCAAGCACTTGCTTGCCAGGCAAGCCGACAATGGCCGCTGCTTCCTCAATCGATAACGGCTGACGTTTCGGTGCAGGCTTGGGCGTTGGCCCTCCACGAGCACGCTCTATTGCCGCGAGATCGCTATTTTCGCGCAGCCATTTATACAACCGTTCAGCGCCTGTCAGAACACGGCCGGTTTGTACAATGGCGAAATTGCCCCACCGCTCCCAAGCATCTTTGGCGTCGGCCAGTGCCTTGACCTGTTCGTTGGAGAGAACGGCATTTGTCTTAGCCAGTTCATCGTCAAGTTTTGACAGCAGTGGAATTTGATCTGCAAAACTGCGCCCCAGCACGCGGCTGCCGAAATCGGCTTTATCAGCCGCATCAGGCAACTTCTGCAACTGTGCGGCCACGACTGCCAGCCGCCGATCAAGCGGTAATGCAGCGAGCTTCTGGGCGTCGATTCCCAGCCTATCGAATGCAGCGGACGCCTTTTCAGAACCACGAACAGCATCGCCGGTCGTGCGCGCCAGAAAAACCATTGCGGCCTGCAAGCCCTCGAATGAACCGCCGGTCTGCTCCGCAGCCAATTTGAGACGCTGCAGGTATTCAGCCGATACGCCCAACTTTTCTGACGCATCCTGAATCTCATCGGCCATTTCCAACGCCTGCCGGCCGAGACGGGCGAAGCCAAATACAAGCGTCCCAGCGCCAGCGGCAATACTGGCCGGAATGGCTACTCCACGGAATGCGGCCTTGAACGAGCCGGCGAGACTGCCGAGCCGCGCATCAATGCGGTCAACGGTTTTGCTGACCTGATCCTGTGCCGTCAGCCGCCATGTGATTCTAGGATCTGGCATCGTTACGGACCCTGAAGTATGCCTTCCATCCGAAGAACTCCTCGACGCTCATTTGTTCAATCTCAGAAACTAACTTGTGCAACCTTTCTGCCAAGCCATAGAGCGCCATCAGATCAGGGTCCGCTCTCAGTTTTTTTCGACGTCCTCCGCGACTGGCACGTCCTCGACGATTTCTGCGGCGACACGCATCAGCACATCAATGCCGAATTTCCCCACACCTTTTGAACACACCTCGTTGAACCAGTTCTCGTCGAACAGCGGCAGGCCAGCCTCATTCTTGGCCCGTATCTGAATAACGCGCACCGCACGCACGACGACATTGGTTTCTTTGTTGATCAGCGAATACTGCAGCACTGTGATCGGCGAGACGTGTAGCACCATGTCCCATTCCGGCACATGGATCTGACGGATAGTGCGCGCATTCCATTCGGCGTTGATTTTAGAAAGCATGTCCGACATTACGGCACCGAGGTGGCGGTCAACTGGCCGTTCACGGCGAAGCCGAACGTCGAGCCGGCAATGCCATCCACACCTCCGCCCTGGCGTGCGACTGAGGTCAGCACAGCGCCTGCCGAGCCCGTCTTGTAGAAGCCCATGCCAGAACCGCTGCCGCCGGGATAGATTTTCAGATGAACCGTGTTGCCGACGATCATCAGATTCTGGCCGTTCGTGTCGTCGTCATCCCACCAGCACGTCACCGTGCCAGTTGTCGCTTTGGCTCCGGCGACAAATGACTTGGTGCAGCTTCCCATCGACGAGGCATCGAGCTGCTCGCTCGTTTCCTCGTATTGCCAGTCCGTCATCTGGCCAATGGCGGTGAATGTGCCGCCGCTAGTTGTCGAGACTTTCACTTTGCCGAGACACCCGCGATATGGCGCAGCCATGTTCGATCTCCTTTCTCAAACTGCCGTGAGCGGCGCGCCTTCCACGGTCGCGTACTCACATCGGAATACCATGTCGATAACGCTGATGAGATTTTCGCCCTCGCCATCGACGCTCATCGTCTGTTCGCCAAGCCAGAACGGTCCGAAGGCATTCACCGTGGCAGAGGCAAACAACGCCGTCTCTACTTCCGCCGCAATATCGTCCATGACCGTCTGATCGTCGCCCTTCACGTAGCCCTCAACGTGAACATCAAGCACCCGGCGCGGCGTGCGTGCCATGTGCCCGCGCGCGTAATCTGGTGTATCGGTGCGCGTGTACACGCATAGGCACGGCAACAACGTCGCGCCGACGGGCAACACGCGGCTGTTATAGACCCGCGCTGAGGTCGTCGTCAGTCCGGTCACTGCCGCCACCACCGCCGATCTGACCTGTTCGCGAACGTGCGGCACGTCATGCCAGCCTCAGCCGGTGCATGGTCTCGCCAAAACCGTCCGGCTTGACCTCGCTCACCAGATAATTGACCGAGCGCACGGTCACGGTATCGCCCTGATCCAGCGCATCGGCGTCACGACAGCGCAATGTCGGCAGCGCGCTAGAACCGATGACCGAGCCGCCGGCATCTGCCTGGTAATACTCGTTGCCGAATATCGCCAGAAATGCGCCGGATGGCCCGGTAACCGATTCGCAGAATCCGAAGGTGGCGTCATACTGAAACGCCAGATCCTCGGTAATCTGCGCAAGCAGCGTTGCCGCCATAACGGTCAGAACGTGCAGAGCTTGACGGTGCCAGTCGTCGCGCCAGTCGTCGCGGCAGCCGTGGCGATACCCAACGGAACCACGGTGCCGCTTGCTGCCGCGATGGCCTTGTTCACGCCGCCTGTGGCCCGCGCATAGATTTTCTCGCCGACCGCCCACGCATCGCCATGCGCGATCTTTGCCACGGTGAACACACCCTCCACAGCAACCGGCACGTTGGTATTGGTACTCGCGGCAGCATAGGTGTCCACGAACACCCCGCCGATGTCTGTACCCATCCAGATATTGCCAGCCGTGCAGCCCGCAGTTGCCGTGACGCCAATCACGCAACCATCCTGAATTTGCAGAGGCATTGTTTCTCTCCTGTCTTTCGTTTCCGAAATGAGCCGGGCTGTTACACCCGGCTCACTGTTTCACTTAGGCGCCCTTCTTGCGGTACATCGCCCGGAAGTCGAGTGCGGATACGCCGAAGTCGAGGCGCACTTTCCACTCAGTTCCGTCAATGTTCCAGCCGTCCCGGCTTTCCAGATACGGCGCGCTCTGGCCGTTCACGAATGCCACCTCCATCGTGTCGTGCGCATTCTGATCGCCGAACAGATACCAGGCGACCGTGCCATTGGTGTGACTGGTATCATCCAGGTAGGGCTCGCCGATCACGGTCAGCGCGTTGTAGAACGGATTGGGCGTCGTCGCTCCACCCGTGGCGCTGGCCGTGCCGAGCGGGTCTTTCTCGCTGGCCACCAGCACCTTGGCGGTTGTCACCAGCGCGGAGGGTACGAACAGATATTTCGGCTGGATGTTGAGCGGCATGCTGTTATTCGGATCAGTCTGCCGCGCCATCGCGGCCCGTCCGACCTCTAGCGTCGCCACAGAGGGCGCACCGGATGTCGCCGTGTAGTTGTTGTGATTCGCGTGGAACAGGGCCGTTGCGTCCTGGTTAAGCGTCGGACCCACACCGGATGCCGAACAGAGCAGATCAACCACTTCCTTATTGACCGTCAGATCGGCCGCACGGCCGAGCTTACGCGGAGCGGCAGAGAGTGCCTGCAGATCATCGTTGATGATCGCCTGGCGCGTGAAGGCAAAGAGCTTGCCGAACGTGTAGGCGGTCATGTACTCCGTGCGGTCCGTCATGTCACCGCGCTTGTACTCCATGTTTTCCGGCACCTTGTCGAGCAGATCGGCACCAGACAGCCCCGTGCGATTCGCCCGCTTAAAGTCCGGCACGCTGCCGACACGGCACCACTGCCGCCAGGTCGTCTGTGCCTCTTCCCATCCGGCCAGCAGCGATTTGCTCGCCACGTTTGCCAGAATGCCGGGGAAGTCCACCGTGCCGAGGCCCACGGCATCGCGCCGCGCCTCGCCCAGCACGTAGCGCACCAGATCATTGGTGCTGCGCCCGCGCATGTTGATGCCACGCACGGCGCACCACTCGCGTGCCAGTTCTGCCAGGGTGAGACCGCCCAGCTCGTTACTGCCGCGTTCCTTTTTCGCGTCCTCGCCGGTCAGCACGCCAGCCCTGAGCAGGATCGCGCGTTCGGCACCGATAGCGAACTTTTCGGCATCGGTCGCGCCATTGGCTTCCGTACGCGCGTTCCGGCGAAACGACGCTGCGCCTTCGTCGTCGGCCACCTTGCGCGTGCCTGAAGCTGTCGCACCCGGCGTTGCCGCCAGCAGTGAAAGCAACGAGCGTTGCGCCTGTTCCGGCGTGGAGCCGGCGCTGATGCACTCAGCCTTCAGCGCGCTGACATCCTCGCCGCGCTGCGCGAACTTGCCGAACAGATCCTCGATTGCGGCGATGCGCTCGCGCTCTTTCTGCGCGCCGGTCGTCTCACCAGCCGCCTGTGCGGCGCGGCGGGCTTCCTGAAACGCAACGACGTTCACGTTCCCGTCGCCGCCCTTTTCCGGCTCGGTGCCGGTCGTGTCAGTCGTCATGTTGATCTCCTTTTCGCTACGTCCTACGCCGACCATCTGATCGGCTCCCATTGTGCAGAGTGAGGCTTCTTTCGGAGTCCAGCGCGTCACTTCCACCGTTTCGATTCCGTCTGCATCGCGGACCACTTTGCCGTCCTCGATGCTGTAGCCGATTGAGATATCGCCGATAAACCCGTCGGCGACCTCTGCGGCAAATCGCTTGGCATCCTCGTTGTGCGGCGAGAAGGTCAATGTTCCCCGCAGCATTCCGTCCTCTGACAGATGCACGTTGTCCACCCGCCCCAGCAGCCGGTCGCGATCATGATTGAACAGCAGCGGCAGGCCACGCGCGGCACGCGCGAGATTGATGGCCGCCTTGCTGTGCTTCAGCCGCTCCCGGCCGAATGGCTGACGCACGACTGCTTCGCTGGATAACGAAGCAGAGAACACCCGCTCTGCGCCTTCTCCGGCGACAGTCAACGTCAACAGCCGTTCAGCAAATTGCCCGCGAGGTACTTTCATGCGCCCTCCTATGGCTCAAAGTTCCACGGCGCGGCATCGTTCCACACTTCCCACACGCCGGCCGTCAGGCAGCGGAAAGTGATCGCACCGTAGCCTTGCAATTCCACATATTTGCCAGCGCCACCACCACGCACGATCTCCGTGCCGGAGGGATCGAAACGCAGAGCAAAGGCGGCTGATCGAACGATGGTAAATTCCATGCCGGCGGTTGCTGCTGGTGCGGTCAGCGTCACCGTCGCACTGGCCCCGATATTGGTACAGGTCTTGCCGGATTCGGCAGCGGTCAGCGTGTCGTTGCTGGTGAAATCTTCCTGGACTACGCTACCGCCAGTCGAATCCTGGGTAATGAGCCACTCGCCTGTCACGAAACATTCGATATCCACCCGGCCACGATTGGTGAGCGTGTATGTCAACGCACCATTTATCGTTTCGCTGCCTGACGGATCAAGTGTGATGTTGTACGGCGCAACACGATTGAAGGAATATCGTAAGCCGCCAGCCGTCGCGGGAGGTAAATTATAGGTAATGGGGATGACGGCGCCGGTATTGCTGAACGTCCACCCGTACTCAGTTGCCGCTAGCGATACTGGTGTTGTGGTATGGCTGATGTGAGCGCCGCGCCATAACCGCTTAACGAGTTCGTTGCTCATCAGTGTTTTGAACACGCCTGCGCTGGCATCCCAGATCAGGAAGAAGTCGGCATAATCATCAATCGACCCAATCCCGCCAGAAAACGCCGGCAACGCGGCCGGGTCCAACGTAGTCAGCAACCGATCAAGAATCTCTGTTGCCGTCAGCAGCTTCCACGCCGCCGCGCTGGCATCCCAGACAGCAAACTTATCATTCGCTGAATCCACCGCAGCGAGATTCGCCAGCGACGACATCCACGACACATCAGCAGATGACAGTAGCCGTTTCAGCACATCGGCTGCCTGGATCTTCTTCAACTCCGTAGCACTGGCGTCGTGAACCGGGAAATAGTCAAGCGTGCCGTCAACGCTGGCGATGCCAAGCGCGTTTACGGTTGCGTCGTTGAGGAACTTGCCAGCAGCCATTACGCCGCACCCCCGAAACGGAGCATCTTGCGTTCGTCGTCAGTCATGTCGTCCATCTCATCCATCGGCTTTTTGCCGCCCATGGATGCGGATGAGGATGCCGGTGCAGCCTTGTCGATTTGCGAGGCAAAGAGTCCGGATGCCTGCTCTTCCTCGATCTCTTCCCACACCTTGCCGGGATCGCGCCCACGCTGACGCATGATCTCCTGTCTCGACTCAAGCCCGGACTCGATCAATGTTTTGTAGGCGTCGGCTTCTTTCGATGGATCAATCCACGGCAGCGCGGGCGCGCGGAAATCGGCACGGTAGATATCAGTCGTCGAAAGCGGTGGCATCACCAGAACGCCGGATGCCACAGCGGAATTGATGAACTGCCGATACACCGGCCGGTAGAAACGGCGCACAAGATAGGCGAACTGCGCGCGGTAGGCGATCGCGCCTTCGACCAGCTCCTGCCGCTGTGCGCTGTAGGTGCCGTTGTAATTGCGCGCGATGGACGAGAAGCGCGTGCCCGTACCGCCCGCCACCGCACGCAGCATGACCTCGCGGAATTCCACCATCGCCGGACTGTTCGGCCGATTGCTCTGGATGGTGCCGACGTCCTCACCAGGCAGCAGCTCATAGCCAGATCCGGCCGCCATCTGGATATTGCGATTGCCGGCGCTGTTGACGTCCACAGGCCCCTGGTACTCGCTGGTGCGTTTGATGAACCAGGTCAGGTCAGCGGCCACCTTGGCGGCAATACGTTCGGATTCCTCATAGTCCTGCAAGTCGCGCAGCCGGTTGATGACACCATGAATGACAGGCACGCCGCGACGCTGACGCAAGCGGCGCGTGAATTTCAGATGCAGCATCCGCTCGGACGGTACACGCTTCATCTCCGGCATCGGCCGCAGCGGGTCGCCGGGATGGTTCAGATAGACGAAGTAGGCGATGGGCGCATTCCAGTCATTACACTGGATACCGTGGAGCGTGTTGGAGGCCACATCCTGATAGTCGAACGGCACGAGGTCGGCTTCTAGCAGTTCCAGTGCGTAGGGGACCGGGCTCTGGAATCTGAAGGCCGATTGTGGTCCGACGTGTTGCGCGAACGTCTCGCCATCCCTCAACCATGACCGAGCGACGATGCGCTCCATCGCCTCGAAACCGAAATCCCCCGTGGTTTCCGGTGCCTGGCACCAGCTTTCCCACAAGTCGCTGATGCGATCGTTCAGAGATTCATCAAGGCTGCCGTCCTTGCGGCGCACCATCGGAGCGAGCTTGACGCCAGCGCCCACGGTGTTATTCACGATGTCGTCAATAACCGCGATGGCGAGGTCGTGATTCTCGTCCAGATGCCGCGCGACCTGGCGCAGCCGATTGCCGGTGACGTTCATCACGCCGTCACCCGAAGTCATGTTGCTCACGACCGGCCGCCACTGCGTTGACTTGGCCGCGTCGTAGGCGCGGAAGTTATCCAGCATCCTGCGCCCGGCCAGGTAACGCACCGTGAAGCGCGGGAACATCAGGCCCAGAAGATCGGTGGCCTTCATGACCAAGTGGGCGTGACTACGCCCGGATTGTTGGCGCCATTGCCGGCGGCCGTCAGTTCGCGGATCTCGCGGGAAATACGGGCGATTTCGATCGCAAGATCACTCAGCCGCTGGCGCGTCACTGAGCGGTCGCCCTGCCCGTAGGCGAAGGCGAAGCGGGCGGCGTCATAGGCCGCCTTGAAGGCTGCGAGCTGCGTTTCTTTCTCCGCCAGCGTAGTCACGCGGCGGACTGTAGGTCAGATCAGCATATTTGCCGACGGGTATACCCGGACGGCCGCGCATGGGCCAAATCGGCATTTGGCTTCGGCGGGTTTTGTGGGCTCTGCTCTGGCAATGGCGCGAGCTTATGGACGTTCAGCGAATAGCCCGCTGCAGTGGCGTTCACCTCGGCGTCGAGATAGTGATTCTGCCGGTTACGCCGTATCCAGGTCGCCCGGCCAGAGGCCTTCAGCACCAGCTCTTCGCTGACGATCTGCCGGCAGTAATCCTCGGTCGTTTCAGCGTGCAGGTGCCAGCCGCCGGGTTGTCCCTGCGGCCAGCGCACGCGGGCATGAATCCAGCGTTTGAAATAGTCCGTGTTGATGTGACAGAGCTTCACCCCGCCCTTGATGAGCGTGCCGCCGGCCGTGTAGTCAATCGCCCGGAACAGGTAAGGCGTATCCATCGTCTCCTGGCCCTTGGTCGGATAGACCACGCCCGGAAACCTGCGGCTGAAGGTATACACCGCATGATCCGGCCGGCGGTGGATATCGCCGGGCCGATAACCTGAGTCGATAAATACCCGATCCACCCGTCGGCCGTTGATTTCTGCTGTGATCACCTGCGCCAGCGACTGCCATACGGCTTCATGCTCCGTCTCGCCGGCCAGATAGCCATGCTCGATCAGCCACGACTCGGAGTTAATGCCCCAGCCACGAACGACGTAATACACGCCATCGCGTTGCACGTCTGCGCCCAGCGTGAGCTTTTGCACACCTGGCATGACGAATTGCGGCCGATATTCCTGCCGATTCGCCGAAACCTCTTCCCATGCCGGCGCATCGCCCTTGATGCGGAAGAGTTCACCGCCCCAGGTGTTCACCTCAGCCTGCAGCCGCTCAGGCTCGCCGCTGCGATAAGCGTCAATCAGCACCTTGGCGATCTGCTCGAATGTCGCCCAAGGCGACGCCAGGCCGCTGATCCAGAAACTCGCCGTCGCGCGGTCGGGCACAGATTCACACTGCACGTAATGACTGAGCACAGTTTTCTCAGATCGTTCGCGCTCATCTAGTCTGCGATGTGGCAGGTAGCGGCCCAGCGCATTCAGGCGCATCTTGTCCCGTGATTCGTGAATGCCGCCGCACTTCGGGCATACCACAGCGGCTTTCGCGGCCATATCATCAGGCATCAGGTCACGACCGTCGCTGTCTTTTTTCGGCCACGTCAGCAGCGATATCTGCGGCACGAAAAAAACTCCGCAGTGCAGGCATGGCCAGACCCACATCTGCATTGTGCCTTCCTCCCACAATGACCAGATCGGCGAGGCCCCTTCGAGTGTCGGCGTGCTACAGACAATGATTTTCTTCTGCGGGTAGTTCTTGGTACGCGCACGGGCGAGTGATACCGGATCGCCCTCATCGCCCGTCGATGCCTCCATGCGGTCGCGTTCATCGACGACGATCAGCCCTGCAGGATGGGACGATAACTCCGTCGGCGATCCGGCCCAGGCAAACCCTAACCGAATGCCGGCGATGAATTTCTCAAAGCTGCCATAACGATGCCCGCGCTCGGTCCGATCCCACAATGCCGGCGTCGAGCGCAGCATCTTGTCCACACGATCCTTGGACATGGACCGCACTTGTTTTTCTGTCGGGCCGACATAGATTGCCGGTACATATGGCCCATCCGTGAATCGGTGACCAATGACGTTCAGAAGGGCTTCGGTTTTTCCGACCTGAGAGGCGCAGACAACGACGACCATATCGTGACGGTCATCGGCGCACGCCCGATAAATCTCACGCCAGAACGGCGTCCGATCCGTTCTCCACGGCCCCGGCTCCGGGCTGCCGAGCGGCAACACGCGATGCGCGTCGGCCCATTGTCCTGCGTCGCGCTGCGGCGGGGGCTGCAGAATCTTCGCCACTTCCGAGGCTATCGCCATACGCCGCAACAGCCTGACTCGCTGCAGTTCTGACGCTTCGGCATTCATCCCTGAGCACACCCAAGATCACACCCGGATCGGTCAATGCCACCAGTCGCGGAGCCAGGCGCTGCGGCAGCGCATCCATCTGCCCGGCGACAATCGCAGCATAGGCCATGATGTCCGTCGCCACTTCATCAGCCGACAACAGTTCGCTGGCCTTCTGCGCGTTGTCGATTTCATGTGAGCGCCGTTGTTCGACGATCAGCCGGCGGCGTTCTTCCTGCAGATCACCGTCTCCCCCACGCCCCGCATCCAGCGCCCGCTGCCACACCCAGCGCACCACATCGCCGAGGATGTATTCGTTGATGATGGTGCCTTTTTTGCCGGTGCGTTTCGTCATCGGCATCCCTTCGCGCGCCCAATTGCGGATTGTCTCGGCGGTCACGCGGAAGAGACGCGACAGATCCGTCGTGTTGACTGCGAGGTTTGCAACGTCGTCATCTGTCATCAGGCAAGCCTAAACGACTGTTGTGAAAATTTACAGGAATACAGCACGCCCTCCGACC